TCATCCCAGTAGTTGTTGCTCATAGCAACCCACCCTTCTATTCGTTTGAATCGCAAGCCTCAGATTCTAGTCGGGGAACTAGCCTGGCTCTTACTACCAGTCTTCTACGCTATGTGGGCTGGTTGGTCACATAGGATTCTATTTTATATTTGTCCTGCTGCTGACGATCTTCTTAGATAACTAGTGCTATATGCACCAGGTGCATTACCTGCACTAGCGTCAAAAATAGCACGTTCTTTTGATGCCAAACGATTACGCTTTAATTTAGCCTGTGCATCTTGCTTAAGAAAATCATCTTCTGCTGCTGTTTGTCCATACTGAATATTTTCTTCAGCATAAATATTACTTAACTTTGTACCAGTTGGTACTGCTTCAGCAATATCTTGATAACCAGTAAGTGCTGTAGCACGGGTTACACCAAACTGAGCCAAGTCCATAGCACGTGCTTCTCCAATGCCATATTTAGCAGCACCTGCAACAGCACCAATTTCGGCTGCCGTTACCTTATTCTTGAGAACAGGTAGTGTTTCTTTAGGATTAAGAAAGTAACTAACTAAATCTGTATCTGTAAGTTGTGGATAGTATGCTTTAAACTGTGCTTTAGTATTAGGGTCCATGTTCATAACACGTTCAGATACTAATTCAATACGATTTTCAAATTCTGTTGGAGCAATTCCTTTAGCCATATAGTCTGCATACTTTGCTTGATTTACCGCACGATCAGTACTAATCATGTTTCCTAAACCATTTAAACGCAATGTTTCTTCGTAAGCATTCTCAACTGCAATATAAGTACGCTCATCATAAGCATTCATACCACCAGCAATACGTGCAGCATTACCAGCAAAACGTTTTGTATATTCTGCATTATAAGGTAAACCAGTTGAAGGATTAATTTCTTTGCTGTACTTAAGAATAGTTAGTGCTTGAGCAGCAGTCTTACCTTCTACCATAAGTTGAGTATATGTAGCCGCTAGTTCTTCAAGATTCCAACCCTTAAGAGTCATTCCTAGTTCTTCAAATGCATCTCTTGTTTCTGAACTTATATCTTTAGGAGTGGTATTTGAACTTCCGCTAGTACCCGTTCCCGTTCCCGTACTACCTGTACCACCCATTACGCCAGCAACTACTCCTGCGCCTAAACCACCCAATGGTCCAACTTCTTCAATAGAAGTCTTTGCAGCGGCAGGTGTTGCAGAAACTGCTGGTTTAGGTGCAAAGGCAGCAGTCATTGCTGGCGGCATTGTTATTGCAGAGTTAGGCGCAGGCGCTGGAGTTGTAGGTGACATATTAACACCAGCAATAACGCCAGCAGCAAGACCACCTAATGGTCCTACTGAATTTACAGCATCTGTTCTAGGTTTAGTTTTTGCAGTTTTTTTAATAGCCATGTTATCCCAATCCCCATGTTTCTAACATAGTATTAGCAAAATCATTTGCTACTTGTTTAGCCTCTGCAGAAAATCTCCACTCTGGCTTCTTCTGCATTTCAATATCAAAATCTGTTGTTGACATATTGTTAGCAACAGCACGCATAATGTCTGGGTCTTTTATAGACTCAGTAACAGTCACGCCTAGTTTTGCAGCCTTACGTTTTGCGTACTGATCTGCAACATCCTTAACTGTACCGCCTGCTGTAATATGTTCCTTAAGGTATGGATGCATTGTCATAGACAATTGACGCAAACGTTCTTGCTGCTTAAGAAGATAATCTTTTTGACCAATACCAGCAATAACATACTTAAGTGCTTCTGCTGCTGGCATATCAATGCCATACTCATTAGCGGTTGTTTGTAGGTCTGCAATATCCATAGCAACCTGACTACCTTGACCAGACTTAAGAAGTAAATCTAAATCTGTATTCTTAATAGCCTTCTTTGCTATCTTTGCAGCAATAAGTAATCTATCTGCATCTTGCAAATATCCACCTACGCCAACACGACCATCAGTTACTGTACGAAAAGCCTTGTTTTCTGCTGCGTTTAATTCTTTATAAAAAGCATCTTCTTGTTCTGGTGTAGCACCATAGCCAAGTAAATCATTAAAATATCCATCAAGCATACGGGTAGCATCACCACGTGAACTGTATTCACGATAAGTCTTAGTGCCACCGCCTGTACCAGTACCAGTCTTTTTTTCTTTTATAAAAAAATCAATAGTCATTGGTTGCTTTAAACCATTGATTTTAACGTCTATTACAGACTTTCTTGTGTGTGCAAGAATTAAATCATCTACGGAAAAAAACCAATTAGGACTGTTTTTATTTGACTCTTTAAGATAGTTTGATGCAATTAAATCTTTCTTTAATTGGTCAAGTTGTCCTGGTTGTGAATAGGCTTTGAGAAAAGCCTCTCTTGCGCTAGCAGTACTATTATATTCTTTAGGCTGAATATCGCCTTCTTTAGTTTTTGTTTCTACTAATAGAACCGCACCTCTAGGAGATTGAATATTACCTTTAGCATCTACGGTATAGTCGGCATAAATGTTACCAACTTCAGTAGCATCTGAAACAATAGGCGCACCAGAAGCATCCTTGGGCGCTTTAAGCGTAGCAAGTTCTTCTTCTTTTGCCTTAGCAGTTGCTTCATCATTACGACGGCGAGCAGATGCTGCTTGGCTTTCTAATAGTGCAATTGCAGCATCATCTTTTTTCTTTTGTGCAGCAGCGGCCTTTTCTTCTTTTGCTTTATTTTTAACAGATTTTTTTTCTTCAAATTCTTTTGTTGCCTCTACCTTTAATAAATTTAATTCAGCCTGCTTAGTGTCAAACTCTGTTTTTAATTTTTTGTACTCAGCACTTGTCTCACCTTTTTCAGCAGCAACATCATCTAATGCTGCAGCAAGACCAGAATTTCCATATAATCCATATAGACGAGTTTGTAATTTTTCAATTTTATAATCAATACTTACATCGTTATTAACTGCCATTATCTCAACTCCCTAGATGTAAAGTACGAATCGCGTGAATAGAAGCCAAGTATGGACCTAAAGATTGCACGGTTTGCTTCCGTAACATATAGGTCTCCCACCATTAACTCCTTAAGTCCTGCTTCAATTTGGTCTTTACGTGCTGCTTTTAACTCAACTGAATTAACTACGTTAGCCAATTCAGGATTACGTGCAAATGAAATAAAGTCACGGATCATCTTAACTGCCAAGCGCATACGCTCACGCGTAGCAGGTGGCATTGAAACATCTGGTGTGCTAATCATTTGTTCTAACTTACTAAGCATTACTTCTTCTCCACCAATGTTATTACCCTCACCAATCAAGGCTGGATTTAATAGTGGGTTACCATCTTTAAGCGCCTTACGCGCTTTAGTTGCTTCAATAATAATCTGTGAACGTAACTCTGGATCAGACTCATTAGATAGCATTTCTTTCTGTAGTTTTGCTATCTCATAGTATGATTGCTTATCTTGGGCTACTAACAAATCTGTATAGTACTTTTCTAGAGTCTTGTTTTCTACAAGACCAGCAGCCTTAATCCAGTTGTATGTAGCAGCATTAAACTTACCTACCTGTGGAGCAAAGATATATGCTGCCTCACCATAAGTTTCAATCATGCCCTTGTTACGAATAGCCCAGTCTTTGAGTTGTTCTGTATTCTTAATAACAACCTTTGATTGTTTAGTTGTTGGTGATACTGTATAAACTAACTTACCTCGGTTTTCACCAATAAATGTAGCCAAGGCTAGTTCATATGGATCTTCTACATCACCTTGATTTGTTTTAATAACACTGTTAAGAATGTCAAAGAACTCGCTGCGTAGACTTGTAATACCAGTATCTTTAATGTAATCAGGTACACCTAGACTATCTTGTAGCGTAGGTGCAACTGGTGATATAAGACCAAGTAGATTGCGAAGTATAATAATATTATGTGCAGAAATACGAATATTATTTAGATAGTCAGACTTCTCTTGATCTGTAGCATCTGCATTTAAATAATAATCATGTGCTGCGTTGTATGCCATAGCCTGCTGTGCAGCGGTAGCCTCTTGACGGCTTTTTTCATCAAAAGGAAGAATTGCATATATACGCTGAAGACTTGATGGCACTATAGCACGAATAAAATCTACATTATCACCAATGTTACCTAATGCAAATGTATCAATACGTTCAGCAACTTGCTCCATTGTAGGATCAATCTTCTTACCAATAAACGGTAAACTACCTGGTAATGATCCTAAAAGATTCTTCATTGCTATAACAGATAGTCCTGCAATAGGACCAGATAGTGTAGGTGTACCAGCATCCTGCGAGAATGATGGATTCATCATACGCAACTTAAGAGTAAACTCATTAAACTGTGGCTGACTATATCCACTCTGTCCCGTAAGGGCACGGATAGTTCCATCTGTAGCCTTAAAGATAATATTATCCATAGGCATAATTACATATGGATCACCCTTAGCATCTGTATGAACCATACCGCTAGCATCTAATCCAAGGTGCATTAAACGAGCACGATATAGAACACGTGGTGCTACATCCTTCATGCGATAAATACGACGATAAAAGTCTTCTGTAGCACGGTAGTAACGCCCCATTGTGCGTGATGCAAATGCAAAGTTAGAACGAATAGCAGGGTTATCTGCAAACTTAAGAATAGTATCTGCTGCCTCACGGGTAGCAATTTCTGTAAAACGTTTTTCTGCTAAATTAAGCGCAAACTTAAGGTCATCATCTTTAACTACTTGACCCATAGTATGTTCCCATACTTTACCAGTTTTTGACTGGTATAACTGACGTGCATATTCTGATTCTAAACCAGCATACTTCTTACGAAGTCCAGTATATGCAACCATAATAGCAGGCTGACGGAAGATACCATTTACCTGACGATCCATCCACTCCATCATAGTATTGCCATAACGACGGAATACATTTTCAGTATCTGCTAAGTTACCTACACCAAGTTCTGTAGTAACCATACCAGTAAGACGGAAACCATTACTAGCATCAGCAAAATCATCAATGCTTACTTTAGCAACTGCTTGATTCCATGTAGGAACAATGCCAGATTCAGCACCAAGTCTAGTTAAATCACGATAGTTCTTTGTAACCATATTAAACAGTTCATCATTAAACTTAGTTGAACTACCATGAAATGTTTCAAACATATCTGCAAAGATACGGGCTAACTGAACACGTGCAATCTCAGCATCTGTCTTACCTAGCGCACGAAGGCGCACAGCATCTGCTGTTCTTGTAGTAAATGTCATAGCAACAAGTTCATCATCAATAACCCAAGTTTTAGCAAACTCATCCCACTTAAAACCAACGTTACGCATGCCAGCATCTAATGCTAACTCAAACATTTGAACGCCGTTTTTGTCTACAGCACCTGGGCGTAGCCCATCATATCTAAAAAATATATCTGCTGGATTAAGTTTGGTGACTAATTCTCCATCTTTAACATACTTAACCTTAAACTTATTTCCAACAAAACGTTTTACTAATTTTTCAAAGTGAACTAATGCAGCATCACGATCTGCAAGACTAGCCATATCTACAGTTGCTGATTGTGGATTAAACTTTACGCCTGCTTGTGCTAGTGCAAGGTCAAGACTGCTAGGCGTAATTACAGCCTGCATAACTTCATCACCATATTGACCAGATAAACCACTTCGTGCAATAACTGAATTAGCAATTGAAGATAAAGCATCTGGTTGATGTATTAAAGCCTGACGAAGATACTCTGCACTCTTGGGATCAAGATAACGACCATAGATTTTAAAGACTTCATCAACAATTGCTTCACGCTTTTCAAGATTATCAAGAAGTCCAGCCTCAATACCACGCTCAGCAGCAATATCATCAAGAATGTTCATGCGTCTTTCAATAGATATGGCTTCTTCTGGATTAATTTTAATCTTTGTACCAAGTTTTTGTACAGTACCACTACGCTTGCCACCAAACTGAAACACTTTTTGCAATCCTTCACGGATTGGACCAGTAGCAGCCTTAGAACCTGTAGTAGTTTTAGACATATTAGCCATTTTGTAACCAACACGAAGTGCATATGATTGTAAATCACGCGTAGGTGCAGCAAGTACAAACATTGTTGCTTCATCAATAGCAGAACGAATACCTAGACGTGGAAACAAAGTTAAAATTGACCAAGCATCAACCATTTTTTTAGAAAAATTACCTTGTGTTGCTCCGCCAACTGCACCAATAACATTCTTTTTAGATTTAATTTCCCATATCATTGATCCAATTACGTCATATGGTAATGATCCAATTGCATCTGTTGCCTGGTATGGGTGCATTGCACCATCACCAGCAAGTGTAACACCAATACTTGTTTCACGAAGTGAACCTTCTGGCATAACCTTTACATGTTCTGGATTAATTCCAGTTTCAACCTTAGCGGCAAAGCCAGCCCTATCGCCATATTTTAATCCAAGTGTTTTTTCCATTAACTCAATACCACGTTGGCTTCCGCCAAGTCCCATTGAGTACATGGTTGCAGCATCAAGATTGCGCATAATAACAACTTGTTCATCTATAGTAGATTCTAGAAACTTAAATGTTAGTGCTTGTGCCATATCTTTTGGAAGAACCTGACGAGCACGTGCTGTAAAATTAGCCGCAGTAGAAGCAGCATTTCCGCCAAGACGAACTTCTAATCCTGAAGCAGAACGTGCTGCTAAACGACCAATACGCTTCCATCCAGCAATTTCAGCATTTGCATCAAGTAATACTTTCATATCAGAAAATGGATTTGCTAAACGCTCAAGAGAATCTTGTGAGTTAAGAAGCGTCTTATAGATTGGCTCCATTGCTTCATCAACTTCTTCAACGCTACGTCCTTTACCAGCAACAGTAGTTTTTGATGTAGCGTTAAATACACCATCAAGATAACGTATTAAGCCATCACTAAACAAACGACTTGTGCGTGCAACGGCTACACCATTACGTATATATGTAATACCATCAACACGACCAGCAAGCATAAGATTTAAATTAGATGCATTTTCAAAATACTTTTGTGCAGAGGCTGCGTCTACAACACCAAGTGGTAAATGTGCGTCTTTAGTTGTAAGTGCAATAACTGCATCAAGATTTGCATAACCTGGAAAACGCTGTGAAATATCAGCAAACGCTTCTTTCTTTGCACCAGCAGTAGTAGCCTCTGAAAATGTTTTAAGTGCGGGTCCAAGACCCTTTTCCCAAAACTCAGTTAACTTAGGTTGTGTTCTAAATACATGGTCAATTGCTTTTTCAACTGGTACACCGTTATCTATCATTTGAAGAACTGTGCCAGCAATACGTTCGCCCTTAGTAACACCCTTGCTAAATCCAGCAGTAAGCCATGTAAGTGGATCAATAGCAATCTGATAAGTAAAGTCAATATACCCAGAAATGTTTTTTGTTTTACCGCTTACATAGTCACCACTAATACCACCATTAGCAGGTGGACGTGGATCAAGCATACGCGCAAGGTCACGGCCTGGAGAAATCTGTGCGTACTTAACGCCATCCATAACTTGCTTAAAATAATCTGGATCATTGTATGCTTTTTTAATTGACTCAAGTAGGTTAGGGTCTACCTTGCCATTGTATTCAAGAATCTCGCCTGGAGTTTTACCAAGAAGTAAACCTTTTGCTACCTCAACATCAGATGCACCAAAATACTTTACGGCTTTATCCAATGCTCCGACATCATACATGTCAACGCCGCCCCAAGCGTCAGTCCATGTTTTGCCAGAAAATAAATCTTCACCCTGTGCAACCTGTCGTGCAACTTTGTAAGGTGTGTTAAGCAAGCGGTTGTACTGTCCGCCAAGTTTAAATAAACCAATAAGCGGCGAAGCCGCAATCTTTAGCGCTCCACCAAGAACGCCTTTAACTCTATCAGCAGCAGTATCTGGTGCTTTCATATATTCAGCGTCTTTAAAAAGAAATTCTAGTTGTGCTCTACCAGTTTCATCTAAACGATCAAACTGCTTACGTGCTACATCTACATCTAACTTAACAAGATCACGATGCTTTTTTATGGCATACGACATCTGTTCAACTTGGTTAAGTTGTGGTTGCGAAAGATTTGCAGTCTTTGCAGCCGTATAAAGGTTAGGCGAAACTTCCGCTACAACAGGTTTTAAATACCTGGTCATGCATTACCTTGGTCTGTAAGAGTTCTATAAATTAACTCTGCATCACCTGATGAATCAAATTGCACAAGATACTTAAGTGTATCAACAAGTGATGGCGCACGATTAGTAGGATTAAGTGCTTCACGTCCTGGACCTTCACCCATATTAACACCAGCAGTTAGTGGTTCATCTGGACGCTGTGTAGGTGCATCAAGTGTAACTAAATCAGCAAATGATGCTGAAAGTGAACCAGCCATAGGAGCAGCAGATTGTTGTTGCTCTAGTGCTGTATTTTGTCCATAAGGAAATCCAGTATAACTTTGTGCAGGTTGAGTCATTCCATCAACTGCTCCACCGTCTGTACGTTGTGATAACGCTCCAGGACCTGAGACTGGTGCTGGATTGCTAGGCTGTCGGTAGCCGCCTCTTTTTTCAACCATTACTAGTCCTCGTCTTCTTCAATATGATCTCTAAGATCATCTAATGTAATTTTTTGCATCCAATCAGGATGTGATTCTTTTGAAGCCAGTAACCATAATGCATTGTCTACGGAAAAACCAGCCTTACGTAAAGATTTATAATATTCATGCAAACTAATTGCGTATTCATCTAATTTTGAATAATCATTATCAGCAACAGTACGCACTTTACGTTTACGTGCTGCCATAATTTACTCCTTAGATTGCTCGTTCTCTAGTTGTTCTTACGGCTGAACGCCCTTGTCCTTCACTGGTTAAACTACTAAGCATTGTTTGTAAATCTGGTCTTCCTTGTGGTTGCTCTAGCATTGGAGGACCTCCTGCTGGCAAACCAGCGGGAGCAGGGGACATTTGCTCAACCGCATCAGTCGGCGCACCAGCAGGAGGAACTTCTTGCTGCGGAGCAAAGGTTGCTTCTATTGCATCTTCTAATGCCTGTCCCTTTTGACGAGCCTTTATTACCGCAGCAATCTTACGAACTACTTCTGAAGCATCCTGACCTTGAGTAGCCATCTGTGGAATTGCTTGTGTATATGCCGTAAGTGAACCAAGAAGTGCTGAACGCATTTCTTCAATTTCAATCTTTTCTAATTCTTGTGTAACGTTAACAGTAAATGGTAGTTCTCTCATAGCCATATCTCGGCTGATGAGTTTTCCTCCAAGTGCTTGAAGCATAAAGATAAGACCTTGTGCTGGGTTAAGACCAGCAAGCATGCCATAGCGAACATCAGCGGAATAATCGTTTTTGATGTCTTTAGTTGGCTTATAAGTAATTTCATAAGGTGAACCCGAATCTACTCCACGAATTGTTTTTTCTTCGGGATAAATCATTTCATCTACACAGAAGCAAAGGCTAATAATGTCCCGAAGTGTTGCAGCAAAGATTGCTTGTGCAGATTTAACTTGTGTATCAAAGGCTCCCATAAGAGCCTGTACTCCCTGACCAGTGACGATTGAAGCATCAATGTTTCCAGTACGGGATTCTGGGTAACGTGTACCAACACGTAGTTCTTGATTAAGAACTTCTTGTTCTGTAAATGCACCCTGTGGCAAAGTAAGTTCTACTCGGCGCACACCTGCTGGGTTGGCTGTACGGATAACCGCATCTCCACCAAGCATAAGTTCTTGCACATCTTGTGGTAAAACAATTGGTGCTTGTACTGACTTCTCTGCTGCTTCCATTGCAAGTAATGCAAATCTGTTACGCAGTAACTGAATACCAAGTACATCATCAAATTGTCCACGCATTTCACCATCAATAGATGGCTTACGTGCAACAACAACCATCATCTTGCCAAGCGGATTTGCTGCTTGAGAAAGAATTAGATTGCTTCTGCGCGGTACATAGATTACAGATTGGTCTTTATCGTAATAACGAATCATCTCAATTTGTGCATTAAGGTCTTGCTTGTAACCATCTGGTCCTAGCAATTGTCTATCATGCTCTGGGAACTGAGATACTAATTCACCAAGTGTCATAGAGTACCGCTTAGCAAATGCCACACAACGTCCATAGCGGTCAAATTCTGGGTAAGCCCCAATTGGGTTTTCTATGCGGATACGTGGCAGTTTTGCTTCATCGTCTAATTCAATAATGAAAGGGACGAATCCATATGTTAGATACCAGTCAGCGCCTGAGTACATATGTACCGCTAGGTCTGAGTGCTGGAAGTAGTTAGATGCAATGCGAGTGCGCTTGTCAGCAAAAGTACGAGCACGGTCAGATACCTGGTTGGCTGCAGAACAGTTAACCGCAGGAAGCGGAGCCATAACTTCGGATAAGTCACGTGCAACAATGTCAATAAAGTTTGCTACTACGTTGGCATCTACGCCTTCTGGAAAGAAATTAGGATAGACTTCAGCAATCTTTCCTTTACGGACAGCAAGTACGTCAAGGTTACGGGCATCACGTTCGTGATTACGGTAGCGCAGAGATTCAACTCTTGCTACTATTTGTTCTACTGATAATGCCATTGTTGTCCTAACGATTAAAGGGGAGAATTATTTCTTTTTAGCAATTTTACTTCTTCTTCTTCTTCTTTAGGTTTTGTCTATCAATTTCTAGTTGCTTCTGAAAAGAAATAGTTTCGGGAGACTCTATTGGAATAGTTCTAAATGCATACTTTAGTTTTTCCAAAAACGACTTTTGATTACCAGTTTCTTTGTAATCTTTAGTTACGTTTCTTCCTCCAGTGCCAGAAATACCACCTGTATTTCTTGCGACTAAATCGGCGCTGTAGCGTCTTGCTGTTGTCTTACCAGCAGCGCCAGCCTTAGCCTTAGCCCTTGGTGACATAGGCTTTGGTGAATATGATGTTGATGCCATTTTAATTCCTATCCATATATGTCGTGCCATTGATCTGCAAAGGCATCGTCTAGGTTGATTGAGTATCTATTATTCATCTGTGCTTTAGTAGTCCAACGATTGTTGGCATACATAGATGTGTGACTATTAGACTGCATAAGTTCGCGGATGCGAATAACTGCAAACCACAACGCCATAACAGTATCTGTCTTGCCTTTAGTGTTTGGCTTCCAAGTCAACAGTTGTTGAGTAAGAGCCTTTATGCCTTCACTACCCTCAGAAGAAGGAAGTTCTATAATGTTGTTTTTTTGGAACTTTTCTTCTCGGACTGTGCCAAACAAGTTAGACATTGACGCAACGCCGAAGGATGTGTCCCACTTGTTTTTGCCTGTAAAGTGAGCATCAAGGCGTACGCCGTATCCAGCAAGCCAGTTTCGTAACTCGTCATCAAGGGAGTAGGCTTTTTGATGGGCGTTGATTTCAACTCTAAACTCTTGCGGCTTATATTTAATAACCAGTTCTTCAATTGTCGCCCTAATTTTCTGCGGAGTTGGCTCCGTCATATTAATACAATCGTTAACGTAAATTTTGCCATCTGCACGGTTGTAAGTACAAACTACAAATGCAGCGTTACCTGCCATAGCAGGGTCAAAACCAACTACAATGTAAGGTTCTACGTGAGCAGGATGTCCAGCAGCCCCATCTCTTAGTGGACCTCGCTTCCGCATCCCGTTAGTTGACCCTTGCACCAACATGGGTGGGAAGATGGAATCTTCTTGTATATCTTCTTGCTGGTATACAAGTGCCCAAGTTGAGGGTGTGACTTCCGAGCGACGCTTAAATAAGGCTTGCCCGTCCCACTTGGGGTAGAAGCCGTTTTCCTGAGGAGTGTCATCATCGCCATCCCACGGGACGTCCGACTCTTTCCAGAGAGTAACCCAGTCTTCTGGCTTCTCCGAATACTCCAGTACAGCAGGCATGCCCATATAACTAAACGGAGTCTTGCCACCTGACCAATGCTTTGGATTACGAAGTTCTTTATATAAATCATTTGCTGCAATTCGGGTCCCCACCACTAACAATTTACCGTTCTTACCCAAACGGGTAATAACTTCCTTCTGCAACCAGTTAATCTGTTGTTCCCACTCATGAGCGTTGGCTGTAGTTATACAGTCGTCAAGAATAATCAAGTCTGCACGTGCGCCGTAAATCTGACCACCCATACCTAGTGCCTGAATGGTTGGGTCTTTCTCAGATGAATTACGCGCATCGCCCCCAAGATAGACGGTATCGGTACGCCAAGTATCTGCGTCTTGTTTCCAACCGCCTTCTGGACCATATGCGGTCTGCAGTTTAAGCCAGCGTGGATGGGACAATCGTTGCTTGATAGCGTATACGAACTCGCGTGCCTTAGTAATCGTCTTTGATACCACAATGATGCGGATGTTGGGATTGAGGGCAATGCGGTAAGTTGGGTAGTTCACCGTGATAACAGTGGACTTAGCGTGCTCAGGAGGCACGTTGATTAGGAGGCGGTTAGGCTCTCCAGGCTCATATATAATATTAGGGTGGTCCCAAGAAGGCTCGCGTCCCTCCAGAAGGTCAATCCAGTTCTGGTGGTGAGGAAAGACCATTTGGTCAAAAAACATCTTAGAAAACTCTGCAAAGGGAATAGACTCCTTTTGGACACCAAGGGCATCAAAGGATTGTTTACTTCCTTCTTCCTTGGCTTCTTCAAGTGCCGTTGCAAATAATGGGTCTCTGACCATCCATTGACGGATAGTATCTGGCTTCTTGCCTATGGCAATCATAGCCGCCTGAGGGGAGACGCCCACCCGCACCTTCTCAAGAACTTGTTCTTTGGCTTGAGTGACACCTTTTACTAGGTGGTGTTCGCCGCCTGATTTAAACCCTGCCATACATTATCCCCTTGCCGAAGGCAGAGTTATCCCGCCGTATAAAAGTATATCTGTACAGCAGTCTGTCACAGTATGAGGAAGGCTCTAAAAAGACTTCCGAATATATTTTACTGTACATATATACTTAATCCGTTCAAACAGGTCAAACGAACTATTTACTGGCAAATAGTTTATTACTTAATAGAAACAGACAGATAACTACCCCCAGTCACTATATACAGAAATATTTATAGGTAGAGATACAATACATATTACAGCCGTATATTTAACAATAGGGGGTCAAATAGAACAGAAAGAGACTACTACAGCAGTACAGACTGCACAGTGTGGACTGTGTATGTAGAGACAGTCTGCCTGACTGACTGAGGCTCAGTCTAGAGTCTACTATAAAAAATAATACTACTACTGGAGAAGTATCTCCAGACCTCTCAGTCTGCCAATGGTAAACCCTCAGACCTACAACTATCTACCAATGGTCGTAATCTGTCCTATGATTTGGAGTCAAAGGCGACGCTCCCGCTCTGTCGCCTTCGCCTGTCAAATCAAAGGCAGACCAGCCGCCGATACAATTCAATTGAATTGATATCGCCGTCTTTTACTTATGATCCCTCTGATTTTATCGCCACCAGCAGAATGTCAAGCAGACTGTAACCATGAGCCTCGTCACACCTTTCAGGCATGACAAGCCTCACAGTCCCAGTCTGTGCTTGCACATTCCAGTCACATAGTTCTACGAATGCATGGTTGCTGTGCTGGTGACGGCATCTCGATTTCTTCCTACTCACAGACGCTATTCCGCTGCGCTCCATGGTCTGCTCGTAAGCAGTCAGAAATGCTTCGCCTGCTCGATGCCTGCGATGTCAGGGCGTTGCCCTAAAATCTAGGGGTTGGTTAGCAAGGAGAACAACATGAACGAAGTACAGTACACAGAAGGCGACTCACTCACAGTAAACAATGTCTGCCCAGAATGTATCGCACAAGAAATGCTATGCGTTGACTGCGTAGAAACAGCAGACGCTCGACTCACCGACAAAGCGTATGAGTCAGCGTCTGAAGGCAACCTTCAGTACAAGCGTCAATGGCTCACGACCACAGAGCCAAGTGGTCATGACTGGACAGACAGGGAAGGTGAGTACAAACTACCCGTAGTATTCCTACAGGACGGCGGAGTCTATGAGGAACTATGGGAGTTGGAAGACATGACCCAGCGTGCACGCGAGACAGAGTGCCAGTGGTGTCACATACTCACACCAAAAATGTACAACGATTGCCAGTCATGCGACAAACCACTAGAAAGTAATGTGAGATAATGCAGTTCCAGGTAGCCCTCTCCCCTACGGGAGGGCTACCTTCCACAGACGAAACAACTAACGAAAGAGAGAGCAACATGAAAAACGAAGTAATCATCACAGGTACACTCAAGAACATCAAACAGTTCACAGGTAGCAAAGGAACACTCGTAACAGGCTGGCTCAATCAACGAGACATCAGCCGTACATCTGACGGGGTGGCTGACCGTCAGGTATATGTTGCAGGTATGAACATCGTTGCCCTTGATGACTCATCAGTAGGTGACCTACTTGCACTAGATCAGGCACGACAGGGTGCAGAGGAGACAATGCCAGTCACAATTACAGGCCGTCTCGTTACCCGCTTTGATCGCCGTCCCAATGTAGCAGAGGGTGCCCGCCGTGCACCACAGTTACAACTAGAGGTGCTAGAAATCGCAACAAACTAAGGATCAGAGGGTGGGTGGCTAACAATAGTCACTCACCCTTTATCTTTATTTATTGATCGGGGCCACCGTAGCCTAAACGGATAACTACGAGTCCATTATAATCAAGGGAGATATTATGTTTATAGATTACACAGAACTACTAATCATGCTTATATGTGGTGCTATCAATGCCATCATGTTAGTACTACTATTCATAGCCAACTACAAACTATTAAACGACAATAGATTCTTGCGTAGTCGGCTATCAGTCTGGCGTAAACGATGCCAGCGTGAACATGTGGAGGTACCCTTCTAGTGAGCGAGCCAAGAGTTGATGACGACACAGCAATAGGCAAGCACGACGAGTGCGAAAAGTGCGGTTGTTTTATATGGGAATGTATATGCAGTGAACCCGATGTTACATATGATGAGTTCTATGGGAATGAGGACTAATGCACCAGCACATAGCAAAGTACATATCAGTGGGTAGTACAATCATACTAACAATTGCTTCTTTAATTGGTTTACCTATCAAGGCAGCAGCACTACACCCTAAAGTAGAACCAAACAAAGAAGTAAAAACTGTACATATATGGAATAAGTTTACACTCAAAGCATATACCCGTGCCTACATACATGAAAACTACCCATCATGGGGTAGAGGCGAGTGGGTAGCACTGACTAAACTATGGGGTAAAGAATCAGGATGGGATCATCTTGCAGACAACCCCAACTCTAGTGCTTATGGTGTAGCACAAGTCCTTAACACTGATCCCCAAACTCCAGCCCCTCGACAAGTCGAGAGGGGCCTGTCGTACATAGTACATAAGTATGACAAACCATCTGTCGCTTGGTCACACTGGAGAAAACATGGATGGTACTAGTATGAAATCATATTACATTATACAATGTGAAATAGAAGTCGAAGCATCAGATGATGATACGGCTTTTGCTTTACTGCAAGACACCATAGGATTCAGCGGATTTAAAATGGTCGGCTGGATAAGCACACAACTATCAGAAAGAGAGAGCACAAATGACACTAACAATGACAATCAATGACCACCTAGTAGAACTAGGTACACTAGTAAACAATGAAGATAAAACAGCACAGCGTGTAGGTGCACGTCTAGTTGATGAGTTCCTTGCATCAGATGCAACAAAACAAAGTGATGAAGTTATAGTCAATGTCTTGTATTATCTAACAGATATTCAGGTGCGTGACTATGCACTAGGGTTGCTAGACCCATCAACACCAGACAAGTTTAGACCTGCACTATCAGTGCTACTTGAGGCAGCACCAACAAATACTGACTATATCAATGCACCAGCATGCTTACTTGCTGCACTTGAGTATGAACAAGACAACAAAGAAGATGCATTAATTATGCTATCAAATGCTGATAAAAACTATAGCCTTGCCATGCTATTGACCCGTGTATTTGCAGCAGGCTGGCCAAAGGAAGCCTTCGGTAACATGCGTGCAGAACTACACCCTAAAGTAGTAGCAGGTATTTTCGGAGATGAGTCATAGTCATGGGTCTTGATATGTATCTATATCAAAAAGAAACACATGAAGTAGCGTATTGGCGCAAGGCTAATGCTATTCATGGATGGATTATCAATGCTGCTGGAATAGCAGATGATGGAACTCCAGTACATTTAAACAAGCGATTAGTTATTCAATTACGTGATACTTGTGCTGACGTACTGCGAGTAGGCACAACAGACTATGCAGAAGAAATGCTACCACCCACATCAGGATTCTTTTTTGGTAGTTCAGAAGTAGATAAATGGTACTGGGATAATATAAAAGAAACAGTTACAAAACTAACTGAAATTATAGACCAGTCAGTTGAAGATCAAGAGTTCGAATACTACGCTAGTTGGTAAGGAGAGAAATAAAATGGGAAGACAGACAGCAGAATCCATAGCAGCATTTGATATACCATTACTAAATCAAATAGAATTACATTTAACAACTAACTTCTACCCACCAGTGCCAAGGTTCATGGCACAAACATGTGTTGATGCACTCAATGCATACTGGGAAGAAGACATTGACCGCATGATTGACATGCCCAATGGCGTTAAATATAAAGGCTCGACTTCTGCCCCTGCGTGGGCTATCTTCGAGCAACACAGGCTAAGCGCATGGCTAAACGAGGAAGAAGACTATGACAACGACTAGAAATCGTAGTGCTTGGACACGTGGAGGTACAGCAGTTAATGCTACCTCTGCGTCAGAAGCAGCACGACAAGCAGGTCTTGACTGGGAAGTAACACTTGCACCATTGCAAGCCTATCTTACCAACCCAGTCAGTGACTATGAATCAGTAACAGATTACTACGAGGTACCTAAAAAACAAGGAGTACTACGCCTTGATGATAACCATACTGGTATCATAGGTGTAGTTGGTGACAAGTATAAGGTAGTACAGAACATGGAAGTATTCTCTGCCCTTGATACACTCGTTGACTCAGGTGATGCACGCTACTCAGCAGCAGGTGAGTACAATAATGGTGCTAACATCTGGATGATTATGGAACTACCTAATGGTGTGCAGGTAGCCAATGATCCACACGCTGCATTCCTACTAGTGCAGTCATCACATGATGGCTCATGTGCAGTACGCATTCGTCCTATTATTGAGCGTATCTTCTGCGCCAATCAAATCAATCGCTTGATTACAGGCAAGAAGACTAATGATTATACTTATGTCATGAAACACACCTCTAATTCAGAGTTGTCTATCACTGACATTCGTAACATCACACAACTTACATACACAGCAATCGAAGAGTATGAAGGTATCGCAGCCAATCTTATTGACCGCAAGGTAGATAACAGTGCGGCTAAACGTATCTTCAAGTCAGTATGGTCACTGCCATCTACAGTAGAAGACAAACCATACCATCTGCTCACACAAGGTGAGCGTAGACAACAGACAATTGCTGTTACTGCACGTGATAAAGCGTGGCAAATATACAGTGAATCAGAAACACAAGAGAACATCAGAGGCACAGCCTTTGGTGTATGGCAAGCAGTTGTTGAGTACGCAGATCATCATGCAACAGGTGGCGATGAACGCCGTGCTGTTGCTACACTAAGCGGACGCAACGATACAGTAAAAACCAAGGCACTCAGCCTTGTACTAGCATAGGAGAGAGACATGAATACAATCCAAATTACAATTGAATCAGGTGCAGTAATAAACTATACCGAAGCAGAAATCTTACGCTTCATTAACAAAGCGGAGGAAGTAAATGCAGTACAGCAAGTTGCAAACGAGTACAGAGCAACAGCCAATTCGATTCGTAATCAAGTACGTGACTTCTTTAGTGAGCGTGAATGGTCAGATCGTGAAACAACAGTCAATCTTGATGAGGTTAACGAGTTACTCAACAGTATCGGATCACACTCTATTCAAACTACATACTCAGGCAACATTACAATTTCAGTTAGTTTCTGCGATTTAGATGCTGATGATGCTGATGATGCAATCAGTAAAATTGAAGATGATATTACTGTAGAATTATACGGTGCTTCAATTTCTATTGACCAAGTAAGCGTAGATGATATTGAGGAAGACTAATGAGCACACCATACGTGCCATATAATGGTACTGCTGGATGGTCAGGTACTGATACATCTAAGGCTCGTGCTATAGATAATCTTAAATCAGGTCGGGAAAAAAACCACCAAATACTAGCGTTAACACATTTAAAACTATCAGGTTTATCTGGTGTTACGTGGAAAGAATTAGCAGATTCACAAGGTTGGCATCATGGTACTGCTAGTGGTATTTTATCAGTACTACATCAATCAGGTGCTATAGTGCGTACTATTAAAACACGTAACAGATGCAAGGTATATGTGCATCAAGATTACAAAGACCTAGTAATACATGAAGTATACAAAAAGAGAGAGAAATTTTGCCCACACTGTGGCAATGACATCAATGCATAGTCCGTCAACTATGCTATGATGGGATAGCCAGTGGGTGGTAGGTTTTGGCTCTCTCCTTGTCCTGCCCCCATTGGTATCTAATCAAAGGAGAAACATGGCAGAGTTAGAAATACCTAGAGATAAGTACGGCAGGCCAATGGTAGTTCCACCTAAAGGTGGCAAACCAGTAGCGTATACACGTACTACTACAGTTGCAGGTTCATTAGATGATGGCACTGCACTAGTAGCATGGAAGTTACGTATGGCAGCAGCAGGTTTAACACTACGCCCTGATTTATTGTTGGCTGCATCAGCAAATAGAGAAAACAAATTAGAGATGGACAAGTTAGTTGAAGATGCAATGGAAGCAGCAGGTGCTACCAAGCAAGCAACTATAGGTACAGCGATACATACCTTGACAGAAAAATATGACAGAGGTGAAGACCTTGGTGTCATACCAGAAGATTATGTTGCAGATATACAAGCATATGCAGATGCAACTAAAAACTTCAAGAACATATTCATTGAACAGTTCTGCGTTTTAGATAAGTATAAAATTGCAGGCACACCTGACCGTGTTGTCGAGTACAAGGGCGAGTTGTTTATTTCTGACTTAAAAACTGGTAGTATCTCCTACCCAAACAAGATTGCCATGCAGTTAGCAGTGTATGCACACGGCTTGCCGTATGACCCAGCCACGGCAACCCGTGGCGCTTGGGGTAATGTTAACCAAGAGAAGGGTATCATCGTACATCTACCAGCAGGTAGCGGTAAGTGTGAACTACACTTCGTTAACATCAAGCAAGGATGGAAAGGTATAGAACTAGCAATGAAAGTCCGTACCTTCCGTGATACAAAAAAATCCCTAGTAACATCAATCAAGGAGTAACATGCATACAGAAGCACCAATCAGTATCACAGTTAAATCAGCAGCAGGTTCACTTGTTACAGTTCGTGCTGCTAACGCAGATGAACTAGACCAGACAGTTGCACTGACACTAGCATCACTATCATCTGCAGTAGCAGAACTAGAAGCAGCAGTGCGTGGTAGCGCACCAGTTAATACAGCAGTACCACCAGAACCAGCAGTTGCATCAATAGCATCAGCATTTAATGCTAGTGAAGTTGTTACAACTCCAGGTGCAGGTGCACGTCAATGTCCTCACGGTACAATGACACGCATCCATGGATTAACAGGTAAGTTTGGCCCATACAAAGGCCACTTCTGCCCAGCCAAACAAGGCGATCCAACTAAGTGCACAACCATCTATGTTAAGGCAGGCTCAGGAGAGTTCGCTACATTCATGGCCGACCAAACAAAGGCATAGCATGTCAGGATTATGTATTTCTAATATGCATAATCAATGTTATGACGCAGTTAATGATTCATACAATTGCTCATGTCCCTGCCATTTGAAAGGCATAAATGAAAACACTCCGCCGTAGTATCGGTAAGCCAGATGTTGGGGGAGAACCATTGCCCCCACCATTTCAGGCTTTTCAACGTGAAGGTATCATTTTGCGTCGAGCAGAAGTTACAGTCATAGCAGGTACTCCAGGCGCAGGTAAGTCATCTATTGCATTACATATCGCAGCAAGGTTAAAACAACCAACACTATACTTCTCTGCCGATACTAATGCACATACTATGGCAATGCGTTTGCTTGCTATGAAAGCCAAGATAACTCAGCAAGATGCTGAGTACATGATTAAGACCAAGCCAGAATCAGCAGAGCATTATCTGCGTGAGTTCTCTGGTATGTACTGGTCATTTGAACCTAGCCCTACACTAAAAGATTTAGATGAAGAAGTATCAGCATTTGAAACTATGTGGGGCAGAAGTCCTACTCTTATAGTTGTAGATAATCTTATGGACATAGCCATTGATGGACATGAAGAGTTTGCAGGTATGCGTGCAGTTATGAAAGAGTTAAAATATCTAGCACGTGATACCAATGCAGCAGTACTAGTCTTGCACCATACCCAAGAAGGAGCACAAGGTTATCCTTGTCAGCCACGTTCAGCATTACAGGGTAAGGTTGCACAGATACCAGCAATGGTACTAACAGTAGGTCAGATGATACATGGAGTAGACAGTTACTTATGTGTAGCCCCAGTTAAAAATCGTTATGGTAAGGCTGACCCAACAGGGGCAACTTACCTAACGCTATCATTTGACCCAGCCAAAATGCATCTTGAAGATGTCATCAGAGATAGCACACAGATGGAGATGAAAGTATAATGCCAAAGTATGAAATTATATATGTAAAAAATAAACTAAAAGTTATTCGTGCATCTAGCCTTGAGATTGCAGAAGAACGTGCAGAACAAGGTGCAGCAAATGGATGGATAGTTGATGTAATTAGAGAACTACCAAAAAAATGAGTAGCGCAGCCAAAGCCAAAGGCTCAGGAGCCGAGCGAGATGTAGTCAAGTACCTCAAGCAATGGTTCCCTTATGTTGATAGGCGATTGGCTGGTGCTACGTTAGACAAGGGTGACATCTCAGGTATACCTGGATGTACAATTGAAATTAAAAATCATGCCAAGATGGACTTGGCTGGATGGACAGAAGAGTTGATAGTCGAAATGGCTAACGACAAAGCATGGACAGGCGTGGTGTGGCACAAACGCAAGGGTAGGGGAAGTCCTGGCGATTGGTACTGCACCATGCCTGCTCATGTATGGGTAGATTTACTAAGGAGAGCACTTGGAGAAGCCAAGCATTGAAGAGTATCTCAACTACATAGGCGCAGCCGTGCCTTCTATGAGCAGCGGCTGGCGCAAAATGAAGTGTCCGTTCCACAGTGACAGTCATGCATCAGCAGCAGTTAACTATGATAAGAATGCTTTTATCTGCCATGGATGTGGTGTCAAGGGTGACGTATATTCCCTTATAATGTACAAAGAAGGTGGTGATTATCGTGAGGCTCTCAAGTTCGCAGCGTCAGTTCTTACTACAGGCAACACAGAGATACGCGAGCAAGATAGAGAACGCAAAAGATTATCTGTTAAACCGTCATCTCTCGGTAGAAGAGGCAAGCATATTTCACTTGGGAGTGGTAGAAGACCCACTTCCAGGACATGAAGCATACAAAGGACGGCTTGCTATCCCATACATTACACCGTCAGGTGTAGTTGATATTAGATTCCGTAGCATGCATAACGAAGACCCTAAGTACATGGGCTTGATTGGTGCTAAGACAACCATGTTTAATACACAGGCTTGCTTTGTTGCAGATAAATATATCTGCGTCACCGAAGGTGAGTTCGATTGTATTATGATGTCAGTTAAAACTATGCATGCAACAATAGGTATTCCAGGGGCTAACAACTGGAAGCCACACTACGCTAAAATACTAGATGACTTTGAAGTTGTAATAGTTCTTGCGGACGGAGACCCAGCAGGTCTTGAGTTTGGTAAAAAGATTAGTAGAGAACTAGGTAATGTAAACATTATCTCTATGCCAGATGGCGAAGATGTAAATAGTATGATGATTAAACAAGGGAGTGAGTGGATTGACCAACGAATCAGAGAGTGCGTTGCCATTTGATGAAACATTTTGGGATCATATAGATCATCAAAAGTTTTCAATCGGTATACCTGTATCAGAAGACAAAGTATTAAACATTATTGATGTGCTTAGGGATGTGTACGACTCCATAGATAGCGAGCCAGAGGTAGCCAAAGAATACTTAATCATGACTGCTGCTATAATATCAGCCATACCTACAAATGGTGCCGAGTTGGTATGGGAAGAAATGGCAGTCAAAGAATCTATGAAAGACCTTGACTCAACACTAAAGGAGATACTAAATGAAAAATCCTGAAGATGTAGAAAAAATCCTTGGTGAACTATGCACCATTATGTTTAGAAAGCATGCTGACTATGGACCAATGAACATAGCAGCAGCCCCAGGTGGCCCTATGAATGGGCTAAGGGTACGCATGTATGACAAGTTGGCTAGGCTTAACAACCTAGTAGATACAGGCGACACGCCGAACTACGAAAGCGTAGAAGATACACTGATTGACCTAGCAAATTATGCCATAATCGGGTTACTAGTCCAACGCGGACAATGGGAAGGTATACCTAATGGTAAGCAAAACAAAGAGGGTAGTGGTTCTCAGCGATCTTCAGATACCCTATCAACATAATAAAACCGTAGATGCCACACTAGAATTTATCCAAGATTATAAACCAGATGAACTCTGGTGTGTTGGAGACGAACTAGATGCACCCGAACCTAGTCGTTGGAACAAAGGTATGGCAGGAGAATACGCAGAAACACTACAAGATGGTATTGATTTAACGCACGACACAATGGCTCGTTACCGCAAAGCACTGGGTAACAAGCCATTTTACATTCAACGCAGTAATCATACTGACCGCATAGATACATACATGCGCAAGTATGCGCCAGCATTTATGTCACTCAAGTCATTAGAGATTGAACAACTACTTGGCTATGAAAAACTAAAAATTAATTACCTACATAAAATGCATGAGTTACTTCCAGGTTGGGTCATGGCACACGGAGATGAAGGTGTACTTAACCGTGCTCCAGGGGCTACTGCATTAAATTTAGCAAAACGTTTAGGCAAGTCAGTAGTATGTGGACATACGCATCGCGTGGGTTTGCAACATGAAACCACTGGTTTTTATGGTAAGACTAATACATTGTATGGTCTTGAAGTTGGACACATGATGGATGTAAAGCAGGCTAGTTACTTAACATCAGGCAGCGCTAACTGGCAGCATGGTATTGGCATCTTAGTAGAACACAATCGTAAAGTTACACCATTTGCTGTTCCAATTGTTAACGGCGAGGTAATCATTCCGTAATGAATTACATTGATGAGTACAATGATTTAGTACAGACACTTGCCACAGAATATGCAAGACGCTATACAATGGTGGAGCGTGATGACATAGGGCAAGAGTTGTGGGTATGGTTTGTAGGACACCCACGTAAGTATAAAGAGTGGTCTGAGTTAAAACAAAAAGATCGAGATAAACTTATTGCTAAATCGCTACGCAATGCAGCACTTAAGTTCTGCGAAAAAGAAAAAGCAAAGAAAATCGGGTACGATATGTCCGATTTATACTACTATGATGTGTCAGTTATAGAAGTTTTTCTTCCCTCGATCATAGGAGAATCCTATGAAATACCTACAAAAATTAAAGACTTGGGTGACACGGTCAAAACAAGTGAGATTTCAGATGGTAACAATTGGTTATCGTTAAGGTCTGACATAGCAGCAGGCTACTACAAATTGTCTGAAACAAAACAAAACATATTACGTTTACGATTTAGTATAGAACAACCTGACTGGACATTGCTTGCAAAAGATATGGACAGCACACCTGATGGTGCACGTATGAAAGTTCAACGTGCAATTGGTTCTCTTATAAAACATTTAGGTGGATGGAGACCGCAAACAGATGAGGACTCTAAGGTTGAATGACTTAAGAGGAGAGCCAGCCTTTGCTTGTATATGTGGCTGTCTTATGTTTGAACTTACTGTGATGTGGGATTGGGAATCAAGAGAGATTTCTTGGTATGATCTTGCACAAAAGTGTAAGGATTGTGGAACTATAACAACAGCACCAACACCAATGGATTGGATGGATTGTGAATAATGCCTGCATACGATTTTAAATGTGAGACTTGCACTACAGTTATAGAAACAAATGAAAACATACCACCAATGTGTACCACTTGTAATGGAACTATGACCCGTGTATGGTCTAGCGTAGCCGTTAAATTTAACGGTCCAGGATTCTATTCAACAGGGGGATAAATGTTTAGACCCAGTGACACACCTAATTGCGAGTCAACAGATACTGAATTGTTTTTTGTACCAGATGGAAGTGGCACTTACAAAGAAATAAAAGCACTTAAAACTATTTGTGGCAATTGTTTAGTAAAAAAAGAATGTCTTGACTATGCACTTAAATATAATGTGTTGGGTTACTGGGGTAACACTACTGAAGGTCAACGATATGGTTTAAGACGACAACTTAATATAACGCCAATACCAATGCACTCTACATACAAATAAAAAAAGACCCCCGCCAGGTAGGTTAAAGTACCTGAGCGGGGGCTTCTATTTCTATAAGTATTACTTCTTGGTAATACCAAACTCTTTTGCTGATGGGTCAAGTGCCTTAAGAACAGGACCTACAAGACCAGCAACAAAGGCTGATGCCAATACCTTAGGGTCGTGAACGCCAGTCATATAAAGTCCTGCGGCTACAGCGGCTGCTGAGCGTAGGTATGTAAGGGCAATTTGCTTTATTTTTTCTTGGTTCATTGGGAAGTTCCTTTACTTTAGTTTCATTTTGATTACACGTGCTTTTACTTGTTCAGGTGTTTCTACTATCTCAAAGTGCATATCATCTTTGCGAGTCTTATAGGTATAGCCAGCGCGTAACCCATACTTCTTGCAAAGAATATCTAATACCTTACGCTGTTCAACAGTAAAGGTATTTTCCTTACCAAGCGGATGCTTGACTGCGTTTAGGTCTATTGCCGTACCAGATGAATGGTTAGATAAGTTATCTGTCTGACCACGAACTTGACGATATGCATATGACCAATCATCAAACTCGCCTTCTTCAAGAGGTTCAACTTTAGTATGAAACTCAGCAGCAAATGCTGCTAATACTGGACCACATATCTCGTTGCACTGTAATTTAATTTTTGTTCCAGCAACAGGAAAATGTTTAATGTTAATTGCTTCTTTATCTTTAGATGCTACCCAACCATTTTGACTGTATTCAATTGTCACTTGTCATCTCCGTTGCGTAGTGGATAAGTAACTGCCCATGCAATTAGTGTTCCAGCAATTGCATAGCCAACTACGGTTTTGGCTGAACCATCAAGGACTACCCAAGCAATAAACATGCCTAGTAAAGTCCATAGTTGTTCAACCATATCTCTGATTACTTTCTTCATGGTTTTCTCCTATAGGCTGCTGCTGCTCCTGCCATACTTGCTGCGTTAACCGCAGCCTGTCCAGCAATAACTGATGCGACAATGATCTTTTCTGATTCTTCTCTTTCTTCATCTGACATATCAGCACCGATGCTTGTAATTGCAAGAAGGGCTTGCTTTGGGTCAGTAAAGATTGCTTCAATAAGGGCGGCTGGACTCTTAAGTATTACCAATGCAGCAGCAACTTCGGCTGTAATTACAACTTCATTACCATTTTCATCTTTACGCACCTCAACTGGTGTCTCAGGTGGTAAGTCTTCATAGGTTAAGCCAGCATCTTGAATTGCTTGGGCTGTTACTGGCTCGCCTTGTGCTGCTTCAATGACCGCTTTTGCTACCACTTCTCGTTCTTCTGGTGTAGAATCTTCCGTAGCCACAACTGGTGGTTCAGGTTCTTCAACAGGAGGTTCAGGTGCAAGTTCAGGAGCAGGTTCAGGAATTACAGGAGCAGGAACTTCCTCAGCGGGAGGTTCTTCTGCCTCCGCAGGAGGCTCTTCTACAGGTACAGGAGGTTCTTCCTCTTCTACGGGTGCAGGAGGCTCCTCAACAAGAGCAGGTGGCTCTTCTACGGGCACTGGAGGGGCTTCTGGCTCTGGCTCAGGAACAGGTTCAGGCTCTACTTCAGGTTCAGGCTGAGGAGTAGGCAATGGTTCAACAATTTCTGGTGGTGGTGGTACCACTACTGGTTGGGGCTGGATTACTACTACTGGTTCTGGTTGAGGTTCGGATGGAACGGGTTCAGAAGGAGCAGTTGAAGTTTCGGAAGGAGCAGTAGGTGTCTCCACTATGGTTACTGTTTGGGTTTCTTCTGGGCTGGGTAATGGCTCAGGTTCAGGAGAAGGCGTTAAAACAGGAGTTGGTGTCTCAACTACAGGAGTCGCAGACTCAACTACGGGTGTTGGAGTCTCGCTTGGAGTTGGAGAAGGTGAGGGTTCGGGAGCAGCACTTGGCTCTGGACTGGGACTTACAGTAGGGGCTGGTGCTATACCGTTATAATATCTACCAATACCTGTGTAGTTATCACTGATGTAGGTTGTCCATTGACCAATAAATCCACCTTCGCAAAACAATCTTGCAATGTCACCCTTGCCATTGAAGTAAGAGTTGTCTGCATCCCACCCAGTAAGTGCGGTATAGGTTTCACCAGCAGGGTTGGCACAAATAATTGTTACATTTCTAGCCATTAACTCTGGTGATACTGCTTCTGCTGTAGGCATAAAGAAAAAAGAAGTTCCTAATACAAGAAACCAAACTGCAAGTAAACGGGGAAGTTTCACTTGTACCTTTCGGGTTAGTTAATCGTCATCCTCATCATCTTCATAAGGAATAGCAGTTGGATCTTTACTTGGTGTCCAATCAGGTTGCGGATATGGTGCAGTGCTCATTATTCTTTCTCACATAACATTCTATAAATATCATCAACACGAGTTTCAACTCGGTTGAGTCGATCAGATACACTGCTACCACCATTAGGCTTAAGTTCTGCTAGGTAATGCTTAACCATCCAGCGAATCATAAGAGCAAATGCTCCTATAAGGGATGTGATTGAGAGAGCAAATGCAGCCCAATCTTGTGGTGTCATGATGTTATACCGTTCTGATAGTAATTTCTACAACCCCACCAAAGCCATCAAAGCGCTTATCAGGTGGTGTCATACGAGTGAATGTAACCTGCTGTATTACTGCTTGCTGTGATTCTCCTGTTGTCAGGTCTTGCCAAGTAAGCACGTCACCTGTCTTTTCAATCTCTTCTAATAATTGTATGCGAGCATATGCTCTGCCATCATAACCAATTACAGTATTAAACCTATCAGTTTCTATATCAAAACAAAAAACAGGGAACTGGATTATACGTTGACGTGGTGTAGCAATAGTTGCTTTAGCCTGATAGCCCTTAAAAATTGGACCAGTAGTAGTATCTGTAGTATCACGATTAAATGTAAACTTATATGCAAGAAACTCTTGTGCTACTTCAGGTTGAGTTGTAGTTACTTCTACTGGGGCTACACCTATATTATAACTAATATGGTCATACTGTGTTTCATTTCCAGATGCTTCTGTAGCAAGAGATGACAAGGTAAAGTCACCAGATGTGAATGTACCACGTGCAATAAGACGCTTATAGTTTTTAGGTTCTAAAGTAGAATATCTAATCTTACCTGTAGTTATAGAACCAGTTGTTGATAAAACAGTAGTTGATTGTATGGCTATGCCATTGCTGCCTGATGTAGTAAAGGCTATCTGGTCTGTATTACCTACAAAATCTACGCTAGTTGCGTAACCAGTAGCACCATTAAAATATGCATCTTTAGCATAAGCAAAGCGTAAAGATTCAATCTCTACGCCTAAATCAATACGATATAAACCAGCGTAACCATTGACTGTGCCTGCAGCCCAAACATATTTATCACGGAAAGCAAAGTCACGGATACCATTAGTGTCTTCAAATATAAGTGGACCATAAGATAGATCACCAGTTGTATCTGAAATGGTAGCCACACGCATACCTTTATTAGTACCAATCATAAGGTAACCAAGGTACGACTCGATCTTATAAACTATTTCGCCAATAGGCAGTTGTGCTGCCACAATTCCTGATGTAAGGGTGGGCATAACACCAACAGTAGATAGAACAAACTTGTAAATGGCAGAGTTACCGCCAAGGTAACCAGCAGCATAGATGGCAGAGCCACCTTCAGAGATAGATGACCATACCCAATCAGTATTAGGGTGTGTGTATGTAGCCGCAGGTAATGCGTGAGACGAACCCTTAGCATTAGTTAGTTCATAAATAGATGCACCAATACCAGCAACAAGACGT